GGATGGTTTTTGTACCACTTTTTTAGTAGGTTTAACATCGTACTTCTCCAATAGTTTTTGCCATGAAGCCCTTTGTGCACGTTGCTTGGCGTTTGGCTTACGAGGTTTACGTTTAGGTATGTGTGTATGAATAATCATTAAGCAGATTCCAATTCGTTTTGTTTTTCACGGTAATACTCGAGAAGATCATAAACACGAGTTGACTCGCTTGAATAGATAACCCAGTTACCATACTCTTGACGAGAAAAGTCGTTGACATACTCGAATCCACCATAATACTTAACACTACGATCGTCAACTTTGTTGATGATGATATAATCAAAGCCATCAGTGTAAGCGTAGCCAAAAGATCTACGGTCCATACCAAAAGCTTCGGGTTCTACTTTAGTATAGTCTGATCCATTGAGCATTATCTCAAAGTCTTGATCAAATTTATTTAATAAGTTATACATAATTAATCTCTTCGTTATCAATTTATATAACTATTATACCAAATTAGCTAATTAATGTACATAATTAAATATGTATATAAATCAATAACTTATGAAAAGAATGATTCTAGGCCTCCGGGGGCGGACTTGGGTGTGTTCCAATACGAACCAGTCCAATATGGGTATGATGCCCGTGATAGATGGACTGACTTTGGCTTCTCCATGTATTCGAAGTCAAGCTCACCCTTAGAGTTAATCATGTTGTCTACCCATAAGTATACCGGGAACTTGTCTTGAGACATGATCTCTTCTTTGAATATCTGACGAAGGTTGTCACGTTCCTTCTGTGTTCCGGTAAATGGTACACCTTTATAGTAACCAGTCTTTGGTAATACTCGTGACTCGTTCTCAATAGGTAATAGTTCCCACATAGTCACCTCCGCATCATACATATCTGAGATACGTTGACACTCTTGGATATACTTTGCTGCGAGTTCTTTAGTTGACTGAACCGGATCCGGAAACCTCATGAGATGGTGGCGGATATCGATGTTACCAAAGTAAACTTCTATTTCGTTATATTTTCCTTCTGGTATGAATGTGTCAAAGCCTTGCTTGATTGCACCATGTAGTGTCTTAAATGGTGTAGACACGTTCATCCATTCTGGTCGATACATACAAATAGCATGAGAATCCCCAATAGCAATCTTTGGATATCTCTTAGCAAGGTTAGGATCATAAGTGATAGCACGATCTTGTAGATCTTTGAGGTTGCCCCAATTTACATCATGCCATAAACGATTTATCTTCTTACCATCTTTGATTGCTTTCTCTACACGCGGATACAACATACCATAGTAATCAGGCATATCGATCACTAATGACCATACTGCACCTCTAAAGTTTGATAGCGCGATGATGTACTCGATGTTCGAATAGTTCTCCAACCCACCGAATAAGTTGAGTGATCCACCCCAGTCGTTACCATGATAGAGAGCAACCGTATCATATGCATTGTAATCATGTATCTGGTTACCTGTCATGTGTACAGTTACATCCATACCTGCAGTCATTAGTTGATCTGCATAGATGATACCTTGCGCAGCTTTGTGTGAATGGATCTTGTTAGAAACCGGCGAGAGTGGCTGTGTTAGTAGTAACTTCATCTTTTTTCCATTTTCTATATGAATTTGTTGTGTCAATAATACTATGATCTTTTAATATTGGGTCTGTGCCAACGTTCCACATCAATATATCTCTACCCGTATTTTTAGGTATGTACTTCCAAACCTTTGCATCGTATGTACGTACTGTTGGGAATGGTGGTAAGTTCTCGTATTTTTCTGGTGTTGCAAACTCTGCAGGTTCTGATATAAACTCTGCGCGACCTAACTCACCTTCTTGTAAGTTACGGGCTACTGCAACTGAATGGAACTTGGCATTTGGCCATGCTATCTGTAATGCTCGTGATAGTACACCAGTACTTATAGCTACATAAACTTCTTCAGGTTCTTTGATCTTACTTGCAGCGTATACGATACCTGCTGTTGCTAGTTCATGCTTCAAACCAAGTGGGATGAATGCATAACCGTTTTCTTCCGCGTATTTTTTAGCAGCGAGGTTTAGGTTAGGCATCGCTGCTATCCGTTCAAAGTGTACCTCTGCTCCACGTTCAATACAACATGCCTGATGATGTGATATCTGCTTGGATGATGGCATGAATAGTACAATCTTTTTACCATGTATCTTTGCTACATCACATAGAGACACACCAGCAAGCCCGACTCTTGGCTGTACATAAACTAATGTATCGTTTGGGATCTTGGCTGCAAGCAGATCACCAGCTCTTGTCTTTGTACCAACGATGAGATCATCTCGAACAACTCGTACACCTTCATGCATCACTGTAACAGGATCCGGATTGTACGGTGTCCATCCTTCACATAGAGATAGGTAATACTCTTTGGCTTGTGGCCATGTCATCATACCTACTTCTTTGTTTATACCCTCAACGAACGTTCTCATACTTTCCTCAATTTACAATTATCAAAATGCCATCTTTTCATAGCAGGTAAACTACCATTTAAACCACAATGGGGGCATACTATGGTTTGTTGAGCTCCTGTAGGCATCCATTCATGCTGGGAAGACTTTTTTTCCGTCTGGTCGTTTGGCCAAATCAAAACTATTAGGAAATATCCAATTATATGGTATACGCTTGGTAGGAGATTTTACTCCATGATTGATAGCAATGTGTTTCCAAAATAGACATGACTTGTCTTCTATGTTCAACCATTTTTGCTCTCTCATAGGATTGCGAGGATCATTTACTAATATATTCATTTGCTCAAGCCACATGTGTGCATGCTTGTTCTTAGGTACGAACTGACCATCTGGATCTATCTCATATTGTACCTTACCATTGAGGTTTACACCAAAGATCTGATGCATGCCATCAAAGTGTCCTGTACCACCAAACAATACTGACTCAGGATCTACGATATCAGGATATGCCATAGCCATGTATCGTGCAGTGTTCTTGCATGGATACAGTGGACTTCTAAAGTTTTGTTTCTCTTTGAAATACTTCTCAAGTAGTTTAGCATACTCCATCATGGTGAATGGTCGTCCTAACCTATTACGATGTTTATCTAAAAACTCCCACATCTCCTCAGCTGCCTTCTTAGGACCATCGATCAGCCAATCTTTAACTAACGTGTTCTTAGGATAGTAGATTTGGAATAGATCATTACGTGCATGTCGGTGTTCTTTAAAGTGTTCTCTTAGATTCTCTGGACCTTGATACATCAACCGTGTTAGTGTACCCCAATGTTCGTTACTAAATGAGAACGTTAGTGTATACCACAATCTTAACTTAGGATCTGTGACCTTCTTCATGATATCACAGAACGGATGTTCATGCCAATGGAGTCTATGCGAAAAGATCTGGTAATCTTCTGCTAACAACTGATCTCGACGTAGATCAAACTCTTGGCAAAACTCAAAAAACTTATCAAGACGTTTTTCAAGTGGCCAATCTTTCATCCATGATTCAGTAGGTTTGCCATCTTTTAATACTACAGGACTTGTACCCTTATAGGTAATATTCTTATACTCGATACCAGATATGAATTGAGCTAGAGTGTTTTGCATAGTTCCTTATATTGATCCACTGTCATATTATGTATCTTCAAGACATAATCGTCTGAAGGATGAGATGTTAATCTATTGAATGAATCTATTAGTTTAAGATCAAGCATTGCTTTCTGTCTACCGAATGGATGATCTAAGATCTTACATGATGAGAATATAACATCACGATCTATATGGTTATAGTCTGATCCAGGTCGTACATAGTTTTCTACCCAACGGATGAAGTCACAGCACACGTCTTCTGCATTATATGGGTATGCACCAGTCTCTACATAGATCCGTTCCATAACTTGATCGAGGAACTCTTCTTGCTTCATCTTAGTTAATGGTTTTGCAAGATATGAGATACACTCTACTGCATTTGTACCGTAGTAGAACGGTGATGTCTTATCAACGTACTGTGGGTACCAATCAGCCACGTCTGCAACTACTGCAGCATACTGGAAGTGGTACTGTCTTAAGTTATTCTTAACGTTCCAATCTAACATGAACGAACCGATCTCTCTTAGTGATCTCTGTCCACCAGATTCTAAAAACTCTGCTAGTTCTCTTGCTAATCGTGGTGCATACTCTGATAGGTAATAATCTCCACCACGTTTATATCTTGATCCTGCAGGTGGTTTAGGAAATGCTGGGAATTGGTATCCAACAGAAGTGTAGAAGGAGTATGGATAGTTGTTCACCATCTCGACCATGTCCTCAATAGTCTTACAGTTATGTAGCGAGAACAATAAGGTATTGTGGTATCCACTAGGTTTCGTACTGTAATTAATTGCAGAACCACATACACGATGGAGGATGAATATGTACAGCCATTCGGGCAGTTTAAAGTCGGAATGTTTTCCTGTCCAGTTATGTGCTACAGTATCTCGTTGATGTGTGATCTTACCTGCTTCCATCTTTTTCCAATATGGATGCTGATCCGTCCAACCATAAAAGCAATCATTAACGATCTGAGAGAAACCTGCATACTTACGTTCGACCACATCATACAATTCTACATGATGCAGTAGATCATCATTCATGTTTGACTCTACATGTGATATCATGCCATAAGGTGGTGTAAGAGATACATTACACTTCTCTTGCTGATCCTTTGCAAGGTTAAAGTATCTTATGTACTCATCATAGTATTGTGTTGTTTCAATCAATATAAACCAACCTCAGTTAAAAATGTTTGTAGTCTAAGCAGCATACCAACTTCATAGGCTTTACTATTTAGGTTCCTATTTCGTGGAGACGGATGATCAATCTTATAATGTGGTATGTCATACTTATCACATACTTTTGATACAAATCCACCAAGTGCAATCACTACTTTACCTTGTGTCTCTGTTAGTAATGCATCCACGTCTACATCAGACATCTTATAAGAGTTTATCTTATTAGGTATCACATTATGAAACGACCATTCATATAGACCTACTGTGTCCATCCAATCCTTCAGACGTGCAAATGTCCCATTCTTAAACGGTGTAGTTTTAGATGAGGGACATTGGCCTAAGACTATAACTTCGTCAGAAGGCCTATGATATGGAAGAAAATCCGTCACTGATTTCATAATATAATTATACCCCAAAGGGTATTAAAAGTACAATTAAGCTTTAAATTGGGCGTCGTTTGCACCAGCTAATACGATACCAGAACCGTAGATCCTGTTATATTCGTTTAGTAGTTCTTTCTTAACGTCAGTAATTGCTGCGATAGATGTATGATACACTGCAATAGTGCCATCATGGTAAGGCATAAAAGGAGAGAATCCGACGGATACTGTACCTTCTTTTGTTTGGTGATATACTAATGTGACACCATTTTCAATGACCATTGCACCTTCTCCTGAAGATATAAGGCCACAAATGATCTCTTCACCACTAGTAAATTTAATTAGTTTAATATCTGCCATCTTGCTCATCCTTTAAAATTATAAATTCAATAAAATTTGCTGCTTCTTCTAAATTGCTAAAGTGTTTTACAAAGAACTTATCCACATCCATCATGTGATTACCTACAACCATGACAGACATATGCTTAAGAACGGAAACCTTTAGTTGATAGTTGCCTCTCCGCAAGAACGGATAAGAAACTAAATCTTTTGTCAATTCACTCTTCATCATATATTTATGAGAGGGGAGATTGCTCTCCCCATCCCTTTAACTATCCATATCGTACTGTTGACCAGAGGCGTAATTAGCATCTTTAGCGTAGTCAGTTGGGTTATCTCTTTCATTTAAGAGTTCTCTAACACGGTCGATACCAGTAGACGGCGTTAAGTTGTCCGTGATCTCGATTTGACGAGGTTTCTTAGATTCAGGGATAACATTCTCAAGAGCGATACGTAAGATGCCATCTTTAAATTCAGCACCACGCACTTCGACCGTATCAGCCAACTTGATTGACTTAGTGAACGAACGCGTTCCGATACCTTTGTGGAGGTATTGTACATTGCCATCATCAGGATTCTTTTGTCCTTTGATGATCAATAAGCCTTCTTCTAAAGTGATAGTTACCTCTTGCTTATTGAAACCAGCGATAGCCAATTCAACGATATATTCGTAATCGTCTAGCTTAATAATGTTGTGAGGTGGGAATGCTTGGTTGTTGTTTAGTGGTGCTGCGAGCATCTCATCAATCTCTCTTAGCATACTTTCAAAACCAATAGTTTGTGGCCAGATAGGGCCGAATGATACATTTGTAGTTCGCATATTTTTCTCCTTAGTTAAGCGAGTTTAACAAAATCCTGCCCCCGAAGGCTGCAGGTTTAGGCAGTTTCCTACCTAAATTTATTTATAATACGAAGGAATACTTTTTTAAGTTTTTGTTTACGAGTTAATGGTGCAGGAGGACTACCGATACAGCATACTCTGTCCCATTCTCGTTGAGTATAATTAGGCTGCATCATCTATGATGTCTTGTAGTGCTTGGTTGATTGGCTTATAGCCATAGTAGTGGAGCTTCTCTGACTTGCGGTCTAGAAAGTCTCGACGTTTTTCAATATCTCTTGCTCTATAGGCAGCTTCAAGGATCATCGTATAACGGTTACCTTCACGAGTCTTTTCATGTGCTGCAAGTACTGCTGCTACGTCTACTCTTGGTAAATCAGCCTTCTTTTTGACTTGTTGCATTCCACTGTCCTCCATAATAACGTTCAAGTTGACCTACATTATTTAATCTTTGATCACCGTCTTGTGGTGTGTCAAGCTTAACTGACCAGTCAATCGCATCAAAGTTCTTATCAAATTCTTTGGTGGCAGTCTTAGATAAGATGCTGTCACCGGTGATATCATTCTTTGCTGCCATTATTTTGGCAACTTATCTTTTTTTGGACGACCTTTGCTTTCTTTTTTCTTATCACGGTTTCCCATAATTTTCTCCTTAATATAATTTTTTAGGTGGTTGACTTGATGCTACTTTTTTCAACCAACGTTTCTTCGCCTGACTCTTTGCTTTCTTACGAGCTACACATGGCTTTTCATACTCCATACGTTCTCTTATTTCAATCAGAAGCCCTGAGTCTTCTACTTTGTTTCTAAACTTACGAAAAGCTTTTTCAAATTGGCCTTCTTGTACGTCTACAAATAACCCTTGTTTAGAGTCACTTTGTTTTGGCCTAGGTTTACGATTAAATTCAGCCATTAGTAACAAGTTCTCGTTCTAGTCACGTTACCATATTGATCTACTGACTCAACCCATGCTGTACAGTTTTGATATACAGTTGGAGCTTGTTGATAGATCACTGTAGGTGCTGGTTGTACATAACGTGGTTGCGCTAGTTCGTAACCGATAACTCCACCAATTAAAGCTGGAGCAACCCAATTTACACCACCTCCATGATAATACCCACCATGGTAACCACCATAATAGCCGCCATATCCGCCATGATAACCTGCGAATGCTGAGGTTGATGCTGTCGCTAATGCTAATACTGCTATAAGTTTTTTCATTGTACTTCTCCTATTCTGAGACCATTGTACCATATTTATTAATTATTGTACATAGGCCCAATTGTAACAATTTGTAACCACTTTTTAGATCTATTCTTATGCCATGCCTTAATAGATTCAGACATTTTTCTTTTTTGTTCATCTGACATTACAAATGACTTTTTACCTTTAGTTGCTAAACTCATTTTGCGCTTAGTTTCTTCAGATCTAGGAACTCCTGCTAAACCGCCTTTAGTTCCTTTTTTGCTTCTACTTATCTTTTTCTTAGATTCTTCAGTATGTTTTTTACCATACCAGTGGCTTTCTTCTTTTGGAAGACCTTTATTCCATGAATCTTCTATTATAATTTCAGAGTTAGCTTCTAGTTCTTCTTTAGTTATAATCATAGTTTTAAGGGAATTAAACTCTTCTGGAACCGGGGATAAATATGACATGCTGGCACTCCTTTTAGTGTTAGAGTCCTTGGAGATTGCCGTCTCGCGAAGGACATTTTTCATATTATATTTATAAAAAAGGGACCTCTAGGATCCCTTTTATTCTTTAAGAATGATCGAATTAACGATTCATTACATAAAGGGTAACTTCAAAGCCAAAGCGCATTTCAGTTGCTTGAGGTTTCGTCCACATAGTATTTCTCCTTTGTTTATAAAAATTTATAAACTCAGATCGTTAGAGAGAACGGCTTTTAACTCAGACATTCAAGGTCTAACTTGAGGCTCATATTCCTGTAGAGTTTCCCCTACATTACTATCTATACAATACTCTTAAAAAGAGACTAGTTAAAAGTATTAATACTTAGTAATCCTGTGCTTAATATTCTGTATCAGATTTAGGCATCCTTTTGATGCCACCAATGTTATATTTTGGTACGAGTTCCCACTCACCCTTCTCTTTAAAGGACACTACCTTTATCTGAGATAAGCTAGCTTTTGGTTCTGCCTTAGACTTATCAAGGATCTTCAGCAGACCCCAGTCTTGAAGGAGTTCAGCAATGATATTGCGTCTCTCAATGTCAGACATGGAGATATCCGATTCCTTGCCATCTAGGGCAAATAATTCTTTGAAATGTACAATGAAGTACTTTCCTTGTTTATGTAGTATGTGGCATGATTGGAATAGCTTTTTGTCTTTTCGACTTGCTATACCTATGCGAGTTAGAGTCTCTCTGACTTTGAGGAAGTTATCCGGTTCGATCAAGTCAACTTCTAACATTGCATCTGGTGTCCAATCATAATATATCATGATACTTGTCATTATAAATCTTTCTTTATTGATTACATTATATATTTATAAGACTATTAGTTTCTACCACCCTTATCATAGGCTTGCCTGATCTCCTCCATCTGCATTGTGGATAGGATACTGAGGACTTCATGTGCTCTCTTCTCAGAGTAGTTATAGTGCTTCATGATAAGCTTGACCTGATCTGTGGTTGCATCCCTCTTATGCCACTTGGAGAACCTCTTCTTTTTAGGGATAGAGTTCTTGAGGAATTCAAACTGCCACTGTGTAGGGATCTGGGCGTGCATGTTCATCTCGTTGGCATACATCACTGTATCCGGGAAGAACGATAACCCACGGTTGATCATGAAGGGAGCATAGTCCTTGGATGCCTGTGGATCCTGGAATAAGTCCTTCTTGTTCTCGTTTATGGCATTAAGGAAATCAAATGGTGTCATTTACCCATTCCTCTGCTGCAGCTTCTGCGATATCTTCATCTAACTGAGAATCTCTACTGATTAACTTACCGTCTTGGTATAGTTCTGCTATAAACCATCTACCCCACTTATTAACCTTTGCTGTCTTGCCATTATCTTGGCCAAAGTATTCACTTAAAAATACTGTCTCAATATTACTCATTTTAAACCTACCTCTTCAAGATTTTGTTTGTTTGCCATGAAATTTGTATCGGGAAACCGTTTTTGTAGTAATGCGGTTATCTCGCCTCTTGTATTACCTTGTGCTAAGAACTGTTGGGTGTCTCTATTATATGCTAGTATGGCATGTTCCATCTTAACAAAGTTTATATTAACTATCTTTTTTTGAGGTAATGGAGCATCAGCAATATTACCTAAGATCTTTTGCACTTTATAATATATAAGGATCTTAAGTGCTATCCAACCTAAAAAGAATCCTGAGACAAACGTAAGAAAATAGTTCATGCCTTCCCTTCGAATGGTGGAGTCCCACCGTTTTTAATATACTCGTCATAGCTACGCATCTTAACATTATGGATAGCTATCGCTGTTTCACGGATATTCTCCATCTTGTCTCCAGCTGGGTTTGACTGTACAAAACCTCGTTCGATTAGGTATGATGCTTTGTCCCAATCGTCTGAGTCGTATTCTCTTTTTACTTCATCTTGCATGATGACATAACCTCCGTAAGTGCAGCCATGAGGTTTAGTTCATGATCTGCAACGAACGCAGCCTTATACTGATAGTCAGCAAGTATCAATACTAATTGTGGGATACTAGCTGGCTCCATGTTTACTGAAGCTGTGTCGTATAGTTGTCTAAAGATATTTATAGTCTCTGAGTCTCCGTTCTTAGCTACCCACTTCCTAACTTCTGTGAAGTTCTTTTCCTTCATGTTGTTGATGAGTTGCTTGAATGAGTCTTCAGTCATGTTTACAAGGATGCCAGCATCGATCTTACCTGACACTGAATATCTCTGTAATTCGTTTAGTACACGTCTCCAATCAGGAAAGTGTTTAGTGACCAACTCTGCTACCACCTTCTGGTCTGCTTCAACGTTCTCTTGCTTTAAGATGTTCATGGTACGTTTGAAGAAGGACGCTGCGATCTCTTGCTTCTCTGTATTCTCGATCTTAAAGTCAATGACTGAACATCTACTATGTAACGGCTCGATGATACGGTTCTTATAGTTACATGTAAAGATGAAACGACAGTTGTTAGAGAACTCTTCGATGAATGCTCTAAGCGCTGGTTGTGTAGAATTTGGGTTTAGATAGTCTGCTTCGTCTAGTATGATGACCTTCTTAGCGTCAGTCAACGATACTGTTGAGGCAAAGGATTTGATCTTGGTTCGAAGGACATCGATACCAGATTCTTCGGATCCGTTTATGAGAAGATACTCGGCTCCGATCTCGTTACATAATGCTTTGGCAACGGTGGTCTTACCCACACCTGCCGTACCACAAAATAAGAAGTTAGGCAGTTCACCGGTTTGGACGAACTGCTTGAATGTTTCTTTTAAGTTCTTTGGTAAAATACAATCTTCGATCGTCTGAGGTCTGTAGCGTTCAACCCATAAATATTCCATAATATCTCCATAATATAAATTAGCTTACGCTTCAAATGTTGAATCAGCTTCAACTGCTACATAATACACTAGATCACCTGCGCCTTTAAAGCGTGAGATCTTTTTAGATGAGATAGAAACATCATAGTCACCTGGTACCATCTTAAGGTTCTCGATCTTGAGGTTCACCTTAAACACCGATGTTGTCGTACCTAAGGTATATGTATATGCATTTGATGTTGCATTCTTCTTATCACCCACGACCACTTGGATGGTTGATCCATCACCCAACAGTGCAACATCTGTAGACTTGAGGATTGGTGCGGTCTTGAGGATCATAGCTAATACGTTTGCTTCAAGCTTGAAGTTGATCTCTGCATCGGGGAATACGATCTCTTTCTTAGGTACAACGATAGAGTTAGGTGCTGCAGCAAAGTACTTGATACTGCTGTTACCTTGTTTCACTGTCACTGTCTTTTCAGAGAACTCAAGATCTGGATCCTCAAATAATGATAGCACAGCAAGGAACTCGTTCACATCATAGATACCGAACTCATTAGGGAATGTTTCAGTAACTGTACATGATGACATGATGGTGTTACTTACTGCAATTGTAGATAGTACATTGCCTGGTTTAAATAACAAGTTGTTATTGATTGAGGCATAGTTTTTAATCAGTGCCAATGTTTCTTTACTTAGTTTCATTATATTTTCCTTCATCAAGATCTAACATAAACATTAAACAACAAATCGCATGAGCTATATGATTGACTCCTGTTTCAGGATCATACATCTCACCTTCTTTATATGCCCACAGGTGTCTCTGTGCTGCATCAAAATACCTACGATTGCCATCTGGTACTCTACGCCAATTATCAGGCTCATACTTCTCTGCGCCAAATGTCAATACTTTAACAGTCTCGCGTAAAGCGAGAGGTGGAATAAGTCCATATTGCAACTTACCACCATCGAATTTGCGTCCACCTTTGTGGTCTTTACTCTGCGAAATCTTTAATTCGTCTTTAGTCATCGTGTCTCCTCTGTTTAGAACTCTCAGTTAAGAACTCTAAAGAGAGGAGGCATTGCGCCTCCTCGAACTGACTTACTAGAGAATTGACTCTTAGAATGCTGAACCACCTAATACAGCATAAGCTGCAGCAATCATTTTACGGCTTGGTGTACCTAATCTGTAACGAGTAGTTGATTCACCATTCCAAAGTGTAGAATTGTTTGCATAAACTGCATAACCCTTCATACGTAATTGACGAACTGCTTCATGCGGGTTAGCAAGACCAAATCGTGCAGTGATTTGTTTAGCAGTTACTGTTTTACCTGATTTAAGGTAATTGATTAATGATGTTGTTGCTGACATACTATTACTCCTTGAAATTGCGACGTTACGGGAAATGCTGATAAGATTGTCGCTTGTCTTACCGAATACTGTACCATTATACACTGGTTTTGAATTAAAGTTAAATAATTTTTTTAAGTTCATAATATATTATGGCTTTAGGCCATACTCCTTGATCACGTTATTTAATAATGGTGAGAACTTAGATAAGTCAATCACCGCTTCTACATTTCCACTGAGGTAATCCTCCATCTCCGATTCAGTGGGGACCGGAAATCCATAAACACTTTTCAACTTCTTATTCTCTGCTACTATAAGCCAATTAGGATAGCCTAACTTGGGACATCCATCTTCTCTGGCATCGACCATAATCTTATGATAGTCTTTTATCTGAGTAAGATCTATAGTCTCATCAGAGTGATTGAAGCGATTCATCACCTCAATCACGTACATCTTTTGTGTTGGCTTTAGTTCTTTAAATTGCATCGTTTGTAACCGTAGTTGTTACTGTTTGGCTAGCTGTAGCTGCATTATAAGCATCTGATATAGTTGCATAAGCTGCAGCATCACTACTATTCACTGGATCATGTAACACTTCTGGTGCTGGGTTTGATATCTTATCAAATACATCCATGAATGCAGCTTTAGTTTGTGGATCGAAACGGTTACAACATAACTCGATCGCTTTCTCTTTCTTTTTGAAGATTGAGAATGCTCGTACGATATGAGTCATACGACGGGTTGTGATGGTCTCGTCTACACCACCGTCTTCGAATGTGCGACGGATAGCATCAGCCCATTTAATCAATGTGTCTGCAAAGTCTTGGTCCTCACAGTTATAATGCTTCATAAGGTTCTTAACGATCTTCATCTCGACTGATGCATTAGGATACTCTTGTTCGAATGTCACTGCGAAACGCTCGAGGAATGCTTCGTTAAGTACGTTTGTGCCGATGTATCGGCCATCGTCTGAACCTTTACCCTTTGTGTTAGCTGTAGCAATGATGTTAAAGCCAGCAGCTGGAACTATAACCTCGTTCTTAAGCTTGAAGTAGTAAGGCTTGCCTTCGAGGATAGGCTGTAAACACAATAGTGTGTTAGCTGAACCAGCATCCACTTCGTCAAGCAATAATGTATAACCGTTACGTAGAGCAATCAATACTGGGCCTTCCACGATCTCCACGTTACCATTAATAAGTGTCTTAGCACCAATAAGTTGCTCTTCGTCAGACATCATGTTAAGGTTAACACGAATAAGTGGCTTACCAAATTTAGCGCAGATCTGCTCGATCATGGTTGACTTACCGTTACCCGTAGGGCCGGAAATATAAGATGGATAGAAAAGTCCAGCTTTGATGATCATCTCGAGATCTGAATAGTTGCCAAATGGTACATAGTTTGGGTCCTTGGCTGGGATTAATGTCTCAGGTCTATCGAAGTTTACGATGGCTTGGCTTTCAATTTTTACTGGGGTTTGAACCACTGAAAGCACTGGCTTTGGAATTACTGAAGGCACCTTCACGTTATAAACACCACGTGACACCTGACCAGCAATCATGAACCAAGGCATAGTATCATAACCTAATGAATTTACCACTGTCATAAGATCGGTCTTACTGATCTCAGGGGTTTTAACTAGACCTGGATAGGTCTCGAATAGTTTAGCTTGAACTTCAAGCTTTTGTTCACTTTTATATCTCATAATGTAGTCTCTCCGTTATCAATTAACAAAACCATTATATACTGAATATGAATTAATGTACATAGGCCCTAAATATATGATTCCAATAGTCTTTTTCATAAGTTATTGATTTCATTAGCTTTATGCCACCAGCCCTATAAACTGATTAAGCAATATGCGACTGGTCTTCTTATTTGAGAGCATCTTGGTGAGCTCCCGGGCGATCCTGGATGCGCTTTCCTTTTTACCTATAGAAAGCTCTTTGTCATCCTCAATCTTAGCTCTGGATTCAGCCACTATGAAGAGCTCGTCCCGACCTGTATCCTTCATTGATGCAAAGCCATTCTTACGAAGATCTCTCTTCATGTCTTCGATACCCATAGCTGAGATGTGTGAGCCATGACCATAATGAGCTACGAATGCATTGTGTAGATATCTGAACGTTGGTCGTGTGATGTAAAATCCTACAGTAGTGATAGCATGTCTATCCTTAATCATCTGTAAGAGTGACTTAGTTTGCTCTGCGTTCTCTGACATTGGATAGTTCTTACGAGTTACTGTATCAGATAAGAACGGCTTGACAGTAACATAGTCTTTGCCATTATAGTTTCGTTTCATCCTGATCTGATCAAATCCAGTTCTTAAGTACTCGCCTTCACCGTCAGTCAATGTGATGAGCGTCATCTTTTCTGTACCGTTCTTACTCTTAAATTCTGGGATGTAGTTGTATAACCATGCTAACGCAGAATTCAATGGAGTACCAGATGTTTTAAAGTTGTGAAGGTTATAGAATAACCTTGATAAAGTGATGGTGATCATCTTATTAAATTCTGATTGAGTCATCTTAGATGAGAATAACTCCATCATAGTAAGACCAAACGTGTCAACTTCAGATTCACCTGCTGTCATCATACGGGTACCATCAGCGTTTCTGTACTTAGTATCAGACCAACCGTTTGTGAATGCAAATACTTGGAATGGGATCTGAGCACCTCTACAAAACATTGCTAATGATACGACTTGCTCGATCGTTGGTCTTAACACATGATCCATTGAAGCTGACCAATCCAATAAGAATATCATACCATGACTTTTACCGTTAGGGATAGACATCACTTGTTTGAATATGTCATCGTTTAGTTTATAAGCATAAAGCTTTTTACCATCCAATGAACCAGTCTTTGCGACCTTAGCACGTTTATAGTTTTGTGCTGACTTACGCATCTCGAATTCTTTTACTAAGTAGCTAACTACGTTCTTAGATGATGCTTTAAACTTCTCAGCGCGTTCTACGTCATCATCATTAATTACTGAAGCACCGCTAGCATTCCATTCTGCTTCATATTCTGCATGCTCTGCAAATACTTCTTTATAGGTAACCATTGGATTGACCTTAAATTGTTTAGGGATAGTGATGTACTTGTATTCGATTGAAGTATCAGCTAATTCTTGAAGCTTCTTATCTAAGTTCTTTTCAGTTTGTGACTCTAACTGATCTTCGAGTGAGTCTTCAAGGTCTTGAAGCGGATCCGTTTTGGTTGATGGTGATGATTGCTCGTCTTCGATCTGATCAGTCTCTTCCTCATCTGCATCAAAGTCTTGCATCTGTGAATTACCTTGCTCTTCAGACTCTTCTTCTTCAAATTCTTCGTGATCGTCTGACAATGCTTTCATCTGTTCGATCTTGTCTTCCATAGCTTTCTTAGAATAGTCATAGATCTCTTTAGCTAACGCGATCACATCTTTACATGTCTCAGTCTCTTCAGCACGTCTTACGAATGCTTTCTCTTCAGCATTAAAAGTAACACCGCATGAATAACCAGCTTTGAAATATAGGTTGATCTTATCGATGAGTAACATATCTTTGAAACCGTTAGCTACACCAAAGAAGTCTCGATTATTAAGTTCTTTATAACCTAAGTTGAATGACTTACGAAGACCAGGATATCTGCGCTTCATAAGCTTCTCGATACGTACATCCTCAAGCACGTTCATATAGCCTGAGAAGTGAGGGGTATCTTTATAAGGGTTTTTAGTTGAATACTCTTCAAGAGTAGTGTAAAGCGCGTGACCTACTTCATGACCAACTAACATATCAATAAGATCGTTAGTCATGTCCTTCCATTGTGGAAGTCTTAGGACACGATTTTTGATGTCAAACGATGCTGTAGATACAGGTGCCTGTATAACAGTAAGGTTTTCGTTTGCTAATAATTTTGCTACTAAGTCAGTTTTTGTCATCAATCTCTCCAATTAATATAACCATTATACTATAAGGGCTATTTAATGTACATAGCCCTTAAGTTATTGATTTATATAGATAATTATGTAAGTTATTGATTTTATTGAGGATTTAATTCATGAAGAGTAATTTGTTTTTGCTCAATTTGGGGGTTATTTTGTAAGAATTTTTTTAAGTTTTGCTCAGTAGTGAATAATTCGATAAATGTATGATTTGAATAGATGTCACGGGCATGTAAAATAAAAATGTTTGTCATATTTAGATCTCCTTAATTAATAGAACCATTATACCTAAAATGCTATTTAATGTACACATTTATTTTTAACACGCAGGACCAGGGATCCGGGATACCAGCATACACCCATTATCTCACAAATATGATTTAATGTACATAGGCCCTCCCTCCATGTAAGGTACATTAACCTATCTAGTCAAAAAATGGGCTGTCCTGGGAGCTGCCGGGCACTTGTCTATATAAATCAATAACTTAGGAGTTTGTGACTACGGAACTGAAATCGTTGGTCTTTTCAAAGCGGATGTTATTCTTAAACTTATCAAGAAGCACATCACCTTTATGGGATATAACGAACACATTGGTGTTTTCACCCAACGTATCCATCACAGATAGGAAGTAATCAGTACCAGCCACATCAAGACTAGAATCAAATATCTCATCTAGTAATAGTAAGTTGGTGTTCACTGAGTTTTTCATCTTAGCGATCTGACGCCAAGTGAATAAGATTGCGAGATCTATACGCATCTTTTCTCCTTCAGAGAACGAAGCATAAGTGAACTCGTCTCTAAACCTAGATTTAATCGATTCATTGAACGATTCATCTAGTTCAAACTTAACAAAGAAGTCCATTGCGGACAGATACATGTTAATTAGTTTGTTCATTGCTGGTAGGTATTCACGTATGATAGTGGTCTTGATACCAGTATCCTTAAGCAGTACGCTGGAGATCTCTTGTAGTTGTTTCTCTTTCATGAGGTCTATCTTTACTTCATTCTTTGCTAATGCATCGTTAGCGAGTAACTTGATCTTATCTTTCTCAGAATCAATATCACCTTGTACAGATAACTCGTTGATCTCTTTCTCGAGTTGTTGGTTTGCTTTGATAAGCATGTTCATACCATTGATCTCTGTAGAGATAGAGATGTTTTTATCTTGTATTTGATTTAAGACGTCTTGTTTCTCTTGTAGGTCTACACTCAACTTAGTATAAGCTGAGTTCAGCGTATCCATGTTGGATGTGATCTGTTGTTTACTTTCAGTTATCTTACTAATGATCTTATCTTTATGTTCGTGCTGTATACCTTGCTCACACGATGGACACGTCTCATTACTTGTAAAGAACTCGATATGCTCATCAACTTGTGTAAGCTTTTGTGATAGCTTATTCATGTTTGATTTACACATATCAATATTTTTATCTACATCAGCTTTATCATGTAGTTTAGCATTCAACTGTTCGATGTCTTTGTTCATGAGATCTACTAGCTGAGTCTTATCATTTATCTCGTTGATGTTGGCATCGATCTTATTTCGTAGTATCTGTACGTTTTGATCTTTAGAGTTTTGTAATGAATCAATCAAGCTCTTCTGTGCTTTAGCTTGTTCGGTGATGATACGGATCTCAGTCTCTACGGCAGATAGCTCTTCTTTATTCTCTGCTATCTTTTCTTTGAGGATAGTATTCATCGTTGAGAATACCTTGATGTCAAGGATATCTTCGATGACTTCACGTCTTTGCCATACAGGTAACTGCATGAACGGTACAAAGGAAGCAGATCCTAATATCACTACCTGGGTGAAGGTTTTATAATTAAGTTTTAGGATCTGCTGTTCGAGGACTTTTTGATAATCTTTTACGGCTGCATCTTGGTTGATGATCGTTCCGTTCTGATATATCTCAAAGATATTAGGTTTGATACCGCGTACTACTCTATATTGGATAGGACCAATGTCAAACTCAATCTCAACTACGCAGTTCTTTTGATTGATAGAGTTAACAAGTTGGTTCTTATTGATATCACGAAATGGTTTATTGAACAGTGAGAAGGTAAGTGCATCAAGGATAGTGGACTTACCTTCACCGTTTTTCCCAACGATTAAGGTTGTTGAGTGACCGTTTAGTTCTACTTTGTTTGGGGAATTACCTGTTGAAAGAAAGTTTTTCCAATTCACTGACTTAAATATTATCAAACAACCTCCTGATTGATTGCTTCAATGTATAAGGATTTTACAAAGGTTTTAATAGCTTCCTTATCTCCCTCCGTTTGGATGGAATCAATGTAATTACCAAGAATACTAACAGTATCTTCCAAATTAATTTCAGCGTCGATGGTGCCTTCATTGAACTCAGAAAGGTCTTCGATGATTTTGACTTCATATGGTTGTTGTTCGTATAGTGTGTTAACAAACCTATCAAACTTATAGAGATCGGTTTTATTTATAACCACTAACTTAATGTATTTGTCCTTTATATCTATGGTTGTAAGATCGATTGGCTCTACATCCTTATCATTATACTCGATCTTTTCATGTATAGTGAAAGGGTTTTGATGAAACTCTAACTGTCTTGTCTCTGTGTCGAATACTGAGAATCCTTTTGGATCACTAGCATCTTGCCATGTCATCTCGTATGGAGTGCCAACATACTCGATGTTTTCTTGCTTTGATCTTGTATGGTAGTGACCAGATAATACACGTTCATACTTTGCAAACATCTCATGAGATAGACCTTCTTCTGAGTGCATACCTCGGTACATCGGGAATCCTGCTATCTCAAAATGACCCAAGCAGAGATCAGATTTACTGCTATCAATAAACTCAAATACATCATTCTCATTCTCCTTACAAATCCATGGTATAAGATCGATAGAAGCATTATCTTCGTGCATACGTGTAGGTTTATCGATCACTGTAATATTATCATACTCACCAAGTATCAATGATTGTGCATTGACAGCTAGTGATTCTTTCCAAAATATATCGTGGTTACCTAATAGAGTTATTAGTTGGATGCCTCTTGTCTTTAGTTCATCAAAGAAGTATCGTTTACATTCAGCGAGTGTATTGAAGTTAACAAACTTACGACGGTCGAATAGATCACCTAATTGATAGATGACTTTGATTTGATTTTGCTCCATGTATGGGAATAGGAAGTCTCTATAGAACTTCTCCATGTATGTATGGAACTTTAATGAATCACCTCTAACACCGAAGTGTGTATCGCCTAATACAACAAATTTACTCACCAAATTCATCCTCAATAAAAGTGTCTAATGTAATAGTGTCGTCTTTTTTCTTTTTCTTCTTTTTCTTCATACGCTCTTCAAACCCTTCATCGAACGTACCATGTTGTTGCATAAACCCGATGTAGGAGTTTTGAAAATCTTCATCGTTATCTGAACCTTGTGTTTCAAAGGATTCTACTGTTACGTCTCTAATTAGTTTACCACGGATATATGATTGTTTCTTTTCTTTTTCTATACGTCTAAGGAATGCATAGTAGATTATCTGTGTAAAGTAACTGAAAGGATTAGATGATTTTTCAGGATCAAAGTTATCAAAGTACATGATACAGTTCTCGATGCCGTCTAGGATCATGTCATCTTTATAGGAATAGTTGATGAAGTTTGGTCTATTAGCAAGCTTGGTAGCTATCTTAAGTATACACTCACCAAGGTAGTTTGATATCTGGGGTTTTGGATCTCCACATGCCTCTGCTTCAGCAACCTGCTTCTTATACTTCTTAACTGCTTCAAGGAAGTCTGGATTGTTTACGTAGTGGACTGGTTTTTTCTCAGCCATGATGTGTTTCACCTTTATTAATAATTAAGACCATTGTACTACATAGTTAGTATAAAGTAAAATTATTTTATGCAGAGAATGATGAACCACACCCGCATTTAGATGTTGCGTTTGGATTTTTTATTGTGAATTGGGATGCGGCTAAAGTTGTTTCATATGCTATTTCAGATCCAGCTAAATACTGCATGCTCATAGCATCTACTAGTAACTTAACTTCATGCTGTTCTATGACAAAGTCGTCTTCATTTTGATTATCGTCAAATGTGAATCCATATTGAAATCCAGAACATCCTCCTCCTGATACGAATATACGTAGCATAAGGTTTGGAACATCCTCTTCTTTTAATAGGGCTTTGATCTTATCCGCTGCTGTTTGATCTATTGTTATTTGATCCATAAAAATAATTGTACATTAAATTGGCAAAGCTGTATTATAACTGTATGGGGTTTTTCAAGTGGTTAATGAATAGTTTTAGATGATTCTACTTGAATAGAGGGAAACTCTTCAAATTCTTCCATCCTATCTTTAAACATCGCCTGTAGTTTATCAGCTAGTTCTTGCATCTCGTTCGGGTTGTATGGTTCCGGAACTTGGGCGTTCATCGCGATGAAGTCATCGATCGCACGGTTATACTCGGCTTCATATTTTGGATCAAGGTTCTTAATGAATATTATCTGGTTCTTTTGAAATGTATACTCATCATCTCCGGCAAAGTAAGTATACGGAGACAATACAACGGATTCTGCAGGTCCATGGGACGTCATCCGTGGGACATGCTTTACTATCATAGGAAATAATACGCTTATCTCATAATCATCTTCTTTTATGAGATGAGTTACGAGTTCTTCGCCTGTAACCAACTTCATTACGATGTAACGATCGCCGATCATATGTTTACCTCGTGGACTTTGTATTCGAACCGTTCATCTGAATAGATCTTGATTCGCTCTTCAAAGTGGTTAAATGTATGGTTCTTTCTTGTCTTATATTGTAAATCATCAGCTACATCATATAGTTTAAGGTGTGTCTTACCGTCTTTAAGCCTTAACCCACGACCGATAGATTGGAGGTTTCGGATCTTAGACTTAGTAGGAGAAGCAAAGATAATGTTCTCTATACTAGGTATATTTATACCCGTGGAGAATGTGGCGTATGAGGCAACTATGATTGTATTATCATCAAGTTCGGTATTCTTACGGATGTCTTCACGATCTAATGTATCCACTCCGCCATGCACGAAGTATACCGTCTTGTCAGGGGCTTTAGTCTTTATCATATCATATAAGACAGCTCCATGTTTCTCTACGTATTGGAATAGGACAAGAGTGTTACCCTTACAGTTGATAGCAAGGTTCCTAATAAACTTATTGCGGGCCTCATTTGATATGAGGAAGTCCATCTCTTCTTGGTACATATGTTCTTTACATGCTTTCCTTACCTCTTCCTTATACTTAAGTAAGATGCAGTTGATGTCTATGTTTACTACCTTACCAGAATCCATCAGTTCTTTTGTTGTCGTTACTCTATGAACTGGTCCAAATAAACCTTCGAGCGTGAGTTGGTTTAACTTTTTATTATCAATCGTACCCGTGGTACCTATACGATACTTAACATGCTTCATCTTTTCCATTATGGATATCAAGGATGTGGCTTTGAATTGGTGCGCCTCGTCTCCAACTATGACGTCAAACTGCTCGAACCATTGTTTTGGTTGGGTGTAGATGGACTGCCAAGTGGTGATAAGGACGTTAGATGTTATGTCGCGCGTAAAACCTGAATATAGTTTTTGGCAGTTAGACTTAACTGACCATCCATTATGCGATGAGTAGTCTTCAAAATCCGAATACATCTGCTCGACTAATGATGTGGTAGGCACAACGATGATGATCTTACGATCCTCTTCAAGGTGCCATCTCATCAGACAATAGATCATGAATGATTTACCAGATGCAGTAGGTGATAGTAACACTGTACGGTTAAGGTTTAATGCTGTGCGTACTGCTTCTATTTGATAATCTCGTGGTGTTATTGGTTGACCACGACCGTACAAGTCAAGGTCATAGATGAACTTAGATATTTGGTCTAACGTGTAGTTATGTAGATCAAGTGGTTTTGGATAATCATCTGTTGGGTTGAACGTTAGCTCGTAGTTATTACGTTGTGCAAACTCTAAGACATATTGATATAGACCAGCGTATAATGTCTTCTTGATTAATGAGTACAGTCGAACCTTACCATCCCATAACCTAGCTTTAAACTTAGGTGTAAACCTTGCACCAGGAACTTCGTAAGTAAAGAACGCTTCGAGTTCTTGCTCACAACCTAGATCGCCGTAAACACGGATGTTTACTTCATTAATCTTTTCAATAGTTAATTTCATTACATTCCAGCTAGGAACTTCTTCCATTCGATACCGTTTTTAAGTTGCCAATCTCTTGCTTTGATTTGCCCTAAGATACCTTCGAGTAGGTAACCCATAGTCTCGAGGTATTCGATCTTTGTATTTAGTGTAATTAAATCTTGATCGCCTTGAAGGAACTCGTCCATCTCGTTCTTAAGTGGCTTGATTAGTTGATATGGTTGCCAACCTAAAGCTGCTAACTCTTCACGTGATAGTTCACCACGATAGTAGCGAAACTTATTCTTACGTAGCAGGTTGTATTCGGCTCTAGACTTAGTAAGGCGTAGCTTTACCTGAACCATTAGTTTGATGTACTTAGCATGGACCTTTGCTGTCTCAGTCGATGCTTCACCCAAATGGTTGTCATCGATAAGACTGTCCTGCTCCCACATCGTTTGAATCTCTTCAATATTCATAATTAAATCCGCTTATCAAAACTACATTATACCATAATAATTAATTAATGTACATAGTTAAATTATAGTAAAGAAAGTGTATCCAAAGGTTGCAGTCCCCGTCAGATATTGGATGTCGTCCACGTTTGATTGGAACTCAAGTGAGCCCAAGCTAATTGGGTGTAGATCTATAAAGTGAATAGATCTAACTGGAACATTATTACTGCCTAGGATCTGTAAGATACCATCAGAGTAGTTACCTACTTGGGTGCCAAAGTTTGGAGTAAGGCTGTTTGATTGTGCTACACCAGAAGTACTATTTTGTGAACCATTAATCAAAGCTTGGTATTGTGCCCAATCTTGTGGGAAACCTAAACCTATTAACCAATTCCATATAGCGGAGTAGTTAGTCATCTTCTCATCTACCACAAAGTTGATGGTTAAATCGCCAAACCTAAGTAGTTCACCAGGAACTTTATTGATAGACAACGGTGTTGCCATGGCAACGTTTTCTAGTGTAACTTCAGGTAGCGTAGCTATCTGACAGAAGTATGTCACTTCTGGGATCTTAGTGATTGATAGTTGAAACCCGGTAGGTGATAATGGATTAATGCTACCTGGTACTGGACATAATGCGTTTGCCATAATAATTTCCTTAACGTTATATACTATTTATATGCAATAAAAAGGGCTCTTTCGAGCCCTCTTTATCAATGTAGTGTCCTTGCGGATCTTATTACATGAGATTTGTGACGGCAACTTTCCTGTAGTAGTAGTTCTTGTTAGCAACGATAACGTTGTTATCAGAATTACCATCATCTAAGTTAACAAATGGGTTAGCTACGATACCGTAACGTGTCTTGAAACCAATTTTTGGTTGGAAGCTATTAGGATCAACAGCTCTAACTAATTGGAGAGGAACGTATGGGCAATAGAATAAACCAGCATCAAATGCTGATGTACCTTTGTAACCAACTACAAAGAATTGTGAACCATTTGCTGATGGGTTGTTACCGCCAGAATATGGATCAATGTATACTTTGTATTTGCCATTTAAAACACCAGCGAATGTTGTTGAAGCTTCATCAACGTTCAATGATGTTGAAAGAGCTGGAGCGTAATCTAATACACCTGCCATAGCTAGAGCTGAAGCTGTATCTGATGAGCAGATTAAGAAATTACCACGACCTCTACGAGTTTGTTGAGCAATCGCATTAGCTTCACGTTCGATTTGAAACAAGAGGCCTTTGAATTTTTCAACAGACCAACGACCGTTTGAGTCAACATCAAGGTCAAATGTACCAGCAGTAGCTGTACCGTATTGAGCACCAACTTTAGCACCGTAGTAAACTGTACGGATAACTTCACGGTTGATTTCAGCAAGGATTTCAGTTGAAAGGATGTTGCTTAATTCACCTTCAGCATCTAAACCATGAACTGATTTCAAGTCTTGTGCTAACTCGATTGAGTACTCAGCTTTAAGAGCACGAGTCTTAGCAGTTACGCTAGTTTTTTCAATTGAGAAAGCCATTTGAGCGAAGTCAGCAGCAGGTGAACCTGTACCTAATGCTTCAGCATCAGCTGTAGTAATACCACGGCCAGTGTTTGTGAAGTCATCAGTGAATGGGTTACCACCAGCATTTGGTGAAGTACCATCACCACCGAAACCTGTATCAGCTTCGTTGAATAATGCTTCAGTGCCGTTTTGTTGTGTGTAACGTGATTTCATCGCGAAGATGAGACCAGTAGGTTGTGTCATTGGTTGAACGCCTGCGATATCGTAAGCGATCATTTGTGGCATAGCACGACGTACTAAAGCGATAAGTACTGGGTCGAAACCAGATACTGTACCAGTAGAAGCACCAGCACCACCTAAACCAATACCAGAACCACCAGAGTTGCTAGGAGCAGCTTCGAAAAGAGCTTCAGCGCCTTTTTGCATTTCACGTTCTTGGTTTTCTAAAAGAATCGCAGTAACTTCCTTACGGTAGTTATCTTTGATTTCTGGGAGTGAGCTATGCTCTAAAATCGGCTCCCATTTTTTTACTAAGTCTTGACGAATTGTCATTTTGTTTTCCTTATTTAATGTTATTGAGTACGGACATATATCTCTTAATTGAAGGATTAACAGCTTTTTCTTCTGTTAATGGTTCAACTGGAGTATCTGTCACAACTGACTCAACTAATGTTGATGTTGCCTTGTTTGTGAAATAATTTTCACGAATTACCTGAACTTTCTTAGAGAATGATTCAGCATCTTCAAAAGCTAATTCTTCAGCTAAGCCAACGAATTTTTCTTTATCAGTTTCTGTTAAACCATCTAAAGCATCAGCAACGATTTCGTTTTTAGCGGATTCGTTAAGGGCTTTAGCCATCTCAACGTTAGCTGCAACTTGTTCGTCTAGCTTAGCTTGTAATTCAGCGATAGTTTCTTCTTGTGCACCTAACACATCGAATTTTTCCTCTGGAACATCGATATAGTGCTCTTCGAATAAACCTTTCATACCGCTTACAAAGCTTTCTAAGATTTCAGACTTCATACCACTTTCAAGGGCGATTTCATTTTGTTTAACCCACTGCTCAACTACGTAGTTGAGGTATCCATCAACTTTTTCAACAAGACCCTCTTGATTCTTTGCTGCTTCCTCTTGGAGGCGAGCTTCGAATTCTTCTTCAATAGTAGTCATGGCTTCGTTAATACGAGTCATAACTGCTGCTTCGAAGATAGTAGTTGCTTTGTCTTTAAACTCTTCAGTAAGTTCTTCACCGTTGAATAAAGCATCCATATCTTCTTTAAAATTAACTGCATGGCCAGGTGCGTGAGCTGGGATAGAATCCTTAGCTGTACGGATAACTGCTTGATCACCTGCTTCAGCCTTAGCTGTAACAACGTTAGGTTTCTTAGAAGTAGCTTCTGCAGCTGGATCTTCGTCTTCTACATTGTTTTTAGCGTTAGCTTCGTTAGGTGTTTCACCACCATTTGGCACTGAACCATGTGGACGAATAACTGCTTGGTCACCCGCTGCAGCATGTTTCGTCACAACATTGTCCTCATTTAACTCTTCTGCATTATCTGTAGCTCTTGATTCAGCTAAGATTTGTGCAATTTTTTGTTCGATTGACATCTTAATCTCCTAAATTTGTGTATCTTTTTAAGATATACTATTATTTATAGTTATTTAATTTTCGCAAGGAATGATTGGAATGCTCTAATCTTTGCCTCTTGTAAATTTTTGCTTGAAGCTTTTCTAATAAATGCTTGTGCTTCTCGCAAGTCTTTCTCCACAAATTTTCCATCGACCATAACCCATTCTTTAGACTCCATGACACCCTCTACGAAAGCATTAGGGGCGGACGGGTCAGCAACTATATCAGCTGCTGTCGCTAAAGTAAAATCTTTACCTACATAAGAAACATCACCTTTACGATCTAGTGATCCCATACCTCTGGAACTAACGCCAAGTCTAGCTCCTTCATCGATAAGTGACTTCACTATCTTACCATATGGTGTATCCATGATCTTAGCTTTACCAATGAAGTTATCACCTTCTCGATGAAGCTTTTTAATCATATGAGACACCCTGTCAAGGTTGATCGTAGGGGAATCAGGATGACCTAACTCACCAAAGGCACGATTCTTATTGACATACTCATCGTTATATCGTTTTACCTCACCATCAAGTATCTCTACTGGATAGATACGGCCGTTACGATTCTTTAAGTTCGATTGAAGGAATACACCTTCAATGAAGTATTCTTTACCTTTACCTAGTTTCTCTTCAACTAAGTACTTAACCTCTTCGGTATGTTCTTTAATTAGCTTAATTTTAATTCTCCTTTATGCTTGCAGTTATTAAAATGCCAACGATGCATAGCAACTATGTTGTTACCACTCTTAAGCTCCAGGACTTCCAGAAATGTTTTGAGCACCGACTTTAGTTTCATCATCGTACTCACCATATTTTTCGTACTCAACTTTAGAGTAGAAGCCTTCTTGTTTATGAAGCACTAAGTAACCAGTGACTGGAACACCAGATGCACCTTCTTTGATGATAACGATATCCTTGTTATTGTTTCGATTTTCAGTAATACCGTTGCCTGTTAAATCTAAAAATGGAGCATTTTCTGGAGCACATGCAAGGATGTTCTCGCCATTTCTAGTAATCCTAATAGCAGATCCAAGTTCTCCAGTAAAAATCATCTTAGCTATATTAACTACAGGACCAGTTGCACCAGTAGCACCAGTTGCACCTAATACTTGGTCTGCAGAAGCTAAGCTTGTAAGAGCAAGTACTCCAGTAGCACCATCGACAGTATCTACTTTAACAACTACTTCTTTGTTTGTGTTCTTGATTATGTAGGTATATACAGCCATTCTTATTCTCCGATTTGTTTAAGCACATCGATAAAGTTTTCTTTGCTTTCTCTCATGTGCTCAATGATTTCTTGTTCATCATGAAACAACTCAGCCAACTTATCTTGAGTAGTCTCATTGATAGCAATAATTGTGCCATCTTCCAATTTGTAGTCGATCTTACCTTCTACGATCTTATCAAACTTATTAAGATTCCTAATATCTCTTACGACAGGGTCTACAGTAAATTGTTTAGAGGAAGCAAAATCTACGTATGACTCTATTAAAGTATCTGTTACTTTTACATCGTAATATTCTTTAATAATGTTTGCTATCTTGTTATCTGATATGTCTTCGTATAGTTCTGTCTTAATTTGCTCTTCTATGTTTCTTGTCGTATGTTTTGTCTTAATGTATTGTCTTGCTTCCTCTAAATCTGTAAAAGAAGTCTTCTCACCATCGATAAGGATCTTACCGTTGGATGCCTGCTCAATAAGGTGTCCGTATGAGTGGACTCTAGCTGTAGTGCCAGTTAAGGCCTTAAGAAAGCTTCCGTATTGCATTATTTTGTTCTATCTGAACGTAAAAAGTTGCTGCACGTAACCATATAGTCTTCAGCTAACGTGATCTTTGTTTCTACCCATTCGGGCAATAGATCATCAGGCTTGATCATAGCAAGCAACTCAGTGGTGTTATGTAGTACACTCTTTAACTGGTTGATTGACATACGAGCATCCTTCTTAGCATCGAATGACTTTTCTGTCTCTTCTTTATGATACTGAGCTGGACCACCAGGATTAACTTCCTGATCTCCAAACACACCTTCCTTCTTCATCTTTTTCTTCTTGCTTTCATAGGCAATGTTTAAAGACGTAGATGGCATCGCATCTCCCTTAGAGCCGCTTGGTTCTGCTTGTAAGTCGTTCATAGAGCATGTAGGGTTATATGCTGACTCTTTACTGCAAGCACATTTCCTAGCAGCTTCTAGTAAGCTAGGATCGAACTGTGATGCGTCTAGTTTACTCATGACCCATCTTCTTGCCAGCCGCGGCAGCTTTTTGGAACTTTTCTTTACCGTATTTTTTACGGCCGATTGCTGCTGCTAAAGCACCAGGATTCTTAACACCAGCTTTATGAGCTAGTTCACCTTTAAGCTTTGCAAAGCCTTCGTATTTTTCTTCTAGTTCAAGAGTATTCTCTTCATCAAGACCTTCGAAGTCTTCGTCTGTTAAAGACTCGATGATAGATGCTAATTCATCTGTATCGATCTCTTCTGCAAAGAGTTCTACTTCCTCTTCAACAACTTCTGCTTCTTGTTCTGATTGTTCTGTTGCAAACATACCCTTAGCAACGTTAACTCTCATATCTTCTAGTCTTGTAGAGATACGTGTAGCCATTTCTGCTTGAAACGCTGCATCGATAGCTTGTGAATCACCAGAATCGATAGCTTGAATTAAGTCTTGTACGCCTTGTGACATTATACTTCTCCTTTAGTTTTATTTGGTGGTGGTAGTGATGGTGCGGTTGGACCTGCGCCCATTCCACTATCAACTGGAACACCGTTTTGCATAGCCATCATGGCCTGAATCTCTTCTTGTTCTGCGTTAATCTGTTTCTCTATCTCTTCAATCTCTTCTTCAGACTGCTTGAGTACATGACGTTTTACAAACTCCATGCTGTAGAACGTACCAATATATGGCTGTATCTGGCTTAACGTACTGATCCTATTAGACAACACCTCGGCTTCTTTTAACTCTGCAAAGTGGTTGTCTTCTTGGAAGTCAAACCGTATATCTTGTACGATCAATGGCCATTCATCTGGTCTAATGATCTGTTTTGCAATCAATTGTACCCTAAGAGCTTCAGCAAACAACACAGAGAACTTACGTCTAACGCGTTCAATGAACTTATTGAACTTGATCTCATCTCTTGTTACTTCTGTAGTTCTACCAAGACTAAAACCTTCTTGTGATTGTAACCTTCCAATAGGTACATTCAAGCATTGATATAGTTTATTTTGGAAATATTGTATGTCTTCGATCTGACCGAGGTTTTGACCGCCGGAAAGGGTAGTGATTTCAGTACCTTTTCCACCTTCTCTTCGAGGCATCCAAAAGTCTTCCATCATAGAGAGGTGTTTACGGTCGTCTCGTATCTCGCCAGTGGCTGCATCGTAGACAACTTTATTTCTATACTTGTTCATGATATCATTGACGTACTGCTCAGCTTTAAGCTTTGGCAAGTTACCTACGTCAATGTAAAATATACGTCTTTCAGGTGCTCGCGATACCCTGTAAATAACTAGAGCATCTTCGATCATCTTTAATTGGTTTACAGGTTTGATCGCTTTATGTAGGTAACCTAACATTGAGTTAGAGTTAGCATCGATCAGTCCTGAAGGACAGTAGATTACCGAATCAATCGATAACTTAACGCCTTGACTTGTATTCTCGTTGATACCCTTATCGTTATAGATATAGAACTCTTCTATGCCTACTACGACGTCGATACCCTTATCGTTCTTACCTTTCTTGATATTCTTGATACGTCTGATCTTGCGTGGATCAATGAAACGTAGTTCTTGAATACCGTTCTTAAGGTTCTCTTCATCTAATAGTATGTGATAGTAAAGTCTACCATCCACATACCAAGACCTAAATATATCGTGACCTTTTGTACCAAACTTATAAAGCTTAAGTATCTCATCAAACTCTGCCTGTATCATCTTCTTTACAGAACTAGATAAGTTTACATCATCTAGTACTACCTCTACAGGAGCTTCGTCTGAATTAGCTACGATAGCTTCATTAACAATGTCTTCCACGGCATTATCACAGTCGCCGTATTGGGAGATCTCCCTATAACGACGGATTAAGTCGTTCTCATTTTTGATAACACCTTCAAGGTCTACAGTCATGCCGTAGTAGGCAGCTGCAGCTCCTAGTGTAGATATTACCGTGGAACCATCATCAGGAGCCGGGGTAACAACCTCAGCTCCAGGTCTTATCTTTCTCTTGTCTTTCTCAGCACGATTTATTTCAAATCCAAATATTTGCATTATATAACCTTTATAATATTAATTTCCCGCCAATTAGATTGGTAATGGGAATGTACCTACTGGTGTAGTTACAGAAGCATTAACGCCGAAAGCGCTGGTACCGACTGTAGTATTAGAAGTCCAGTAGTTGTAGTTAAACTCAACGTCGAACATTTCAATTTGATTGTTGGCATCATAGTCAAGTGTAATTTGGCCCACTGATGTAGGATACGCATCATGGAACTTATATGACTTGATTGTTGCGCCGTTACGATCTAATTGATTAACTATTAAGTCAACTTGATAAGCTCGTGGGTTTGTAAGACCGTTTGTTTGTGCGTTGTTCATGATACCATCTGACCATTTTTCCATAGCATCCCTGATCAAGAACGTTGTATCGTTATAGATCGTTACTGTCCATGGAGCAAATGCTCTTTCACCTGCAAAGTTAACTTGACGGCCTCTGTATAAGATCTGCATGTTCTCTACTGTAGAAGCTGGTAATGTAGTAGCTTTACATAAGAACTGTGAACTTAAACCTACAGCCGCACCAGTTTGTACGAATGCTGGGAATGTTAATTGAACATTAAACTGGTTGGGACGAGCTCCGCCACCAATCAGTTGTGCTTTAAAATCGCTAATGTTTGCCATATTTTATCCTTTATTTTTCCTATTATTATTTATATGTTATGCACCGATTTCAGAGAAACTTACTGAAGATCTTGCTGCAATAAAGTTCAATGTAATGAAGTTGATTGAACGGTTAGGTTTAATATAGATATCGGCAACAAATTGGTTAGCGTCGATAACTTGACCTGTATTATTTGTATCGTCACAAACAACTGCAAAGTCAGTAACACCACGTCTACCTTGAACGTCTCTTAAGTAAGGAGTGATCAAGTTAACGAACTGAGCTCTTGTAAAGCTGTCATTAAACTCAAATAATTGGTACTTAGCTGCAACTGCAATAGCTTTTTCAAGTACGATGAATAACCTACGTACGTTGATACGATCAAATGCGCTTGGTTTAGCAAGCAATGTCTTATCACCGTAGAGGATTGTACCTTGACCAGGGAATGTTACTACTGGGTTTACACCAGCTGCATATAACATGTCTCTGTCTGTTTGCATTGGGTTAACTGCAAGCTTAACAACGTTCTTAATTTGACCTCTGTTGAAGCCACCTGGTGACCACCATGGATCATTTGTATGATCTGTACGGGCGCATAGACCAGCAACGTCACCGTTTAATGGAACCCATCTGTATACGTCGTTGTATCTATCGTATTGGTATTTGTAACCAGAATCTAACACTGCATAAGAAGTGCTTGATAATGAGTTTCTAAACGTTACGATGTTATCGATAGCATTAGCAGCTCCTGGAGTAATGATGTCATTACTTGGATCTAATGGAGAGATGAACACAACGCAGTCAAGTCTTGTCTCTGCTACGTTACTGATAACGTATTGAGCGACAGTTGAAGAAACTTTACCTGTTGGGATCAACGCGATGTCGTATTGATCTGCATTAGCAAATATATCAAAGCCATCTTGTAATTCACCGTCTGTAGCAGCAAAGTCATCTACACCGCCTAAGAGCGTCTTAGTAACGACAGCTGAAAGGTCTTTAAAGCCATTGTTAAGAGCTACAGAGCCCCAAGCCACGCCGCTTGTACCAACTCCATTGACTGAAGTAGATACTGATGTTGTATGATCCATCCACCAGATGTATTGTGATTGGCTGTTGATTACGTTCTTATAGTAGTTGTTTGTACCATTTGTTTGTACTGCGTCTGATGCTTTAGATACGTATGAGTATTTTTCTAAGATAGCACCGATAGTACCAGTCCATAGACCATGTGCATCTACTACAACGATATGGAGTTCGTCATTTGAACCACCAACTGATGCTGCGTATGTAGATGTAGAAGGAGCCAATGGGAACTCTGACTCATATTCCCAACCTGAGAAGGTTGTTGCATCAGCCATTGAAACTGTGATTGAGTTACCTAATGCACCTGGGTACTTAGCAGCCCATTCACCTACAGAAGCTTCGCCAGCAGCAAAGTTTTCTAGGTAATGATCTTGGTTTTTAATCTTAATAGCTGTTCCAGAAGCTACTGCATTTTTAGCATTAGTAGTGTCTACTCGAACGGTTAATAGGTTATTTGTGTAAGCAAGGAAATTTGCTGCAGTGAAAAATGATTGCGCTGTCGCATCTGTTGGTCCACCAAAACGTTGGACTAAAATTGTTTCAGATGAGATTGTAACAGGATCTAATACGGGACCCCAAGCAAACACACCAGCGAAAGCACCTGTAGATGTTGAAACTGCAGGAACGATCTCTGAAAAATCTTTTTCTACTACCGCAACTCCTGGAGATAATTGGAACGGCATTTTTTTGTTTCTCCTTAAATTATGATTTTTATGATATAGTTAGAGTCACCTCTACACATATATTTATAAGTCTTAAAAATTCAATAGGACCTGTTCGTCCTGACCGCCCCTACCATCATCCATGAATCCGAATGGGGTCAGCTCATCCTCTATCTGTTTGATACGATTCTCATACATTATCTCTCTCAAGTTAACGTTGTTGAGCTCTTTAAAGTATGGGTTGGTGGTCAGCCAACTAAATAGTACTAAAGTCATGACCAAATCATCATGATACCCTTCATCCGCCTCGTAAGAGCCTTTGTTGTTCTCGATGAAGGTCGAGATCTCAGCTATGGTGTCCATGTCCTGTATAAGCAGCTTGTTCTCTTCCACCAAAGACTTGAAATTCATACAACCAATACGTTTTACTTTCTTATCAGTGTTGACACCTAGTTGAGTCTTACCTCCACCAAAGCCACCTGACACTACTTGACCGTCTACGCCTCTATTGACAAACAATAGGTTATCATACTCCATCTCACCGTATAGGATCTGCGCTACTTGTTCTGAGGAGTTAACCTCAAGCAATACGTATGCTTTATTATACTCTGTCGCTACTTTGTATATGACTGAAGGGAATAGCATAGGGCTAATCTGGTTGTCCCTATACTTTGCCACTTGCTTGTATGGTGCTGCTGTCACGTCTATGATTGAGAATGATGAGAAGTCACCTCCCACACCCTTTGCAGTATCAGCCACTAAGCAATAGCTATGATCCTTGATAGGCTTTTCATATACATCAAGGCCATCCTTACTATGTATAATGAAGCCAGCAGATAGCCTCCCGATCACATCGGCACGCACCAGAGTGAGTGCAGAACCAAGGAAGTTACACATAACCTCTTGGTTATATTTTAGTTCACCAAGCTGTCTCCTTTGCTCCTCTGCCCACTTCTCATCCCTACCTGGGATTCGTGTGTACGGGATATATAATGGAACAAAGTCATTGCGCTTATTTTCTGCATCGTTCCAAAACTTCCAGAAGTGGTTGTAACCTAATGGAGTAGAGCTTAGTAATATCTTTGTCGTTTCACCTGCAGATATCGTTGGGTAGACTGAAGTAAAGAAGTCATCAGCTACGTTGTTAGGTATGATCGCGGCTTCGTCCACATACAGCATGTTGACAGATTTACCTCGGATACCAGAAGATGTTGTAGCTGCAGTGAACACCTTTGAATTGTTCTCAAGTTCTATATCTCCCTTGTTCCATGTAGTAACACCCTGTTGTAACCACATAGGTAAGTTCTCATACATCAGCTGATACCTGTATAAGACCTCACGGGCGGCGGTGGCTTTGTTTGCCAAGATCGCGACTTGCTTCGATTCCTGAAATAGTGTATACCATAAAATATATGCTGCACTAGTTGTCGTCTTACCTTGTTGACGACCTTCCATAAGGATAACTTTTCTATTCTCATGTATAACCTTCACCTTTTCCTTTTGGCAATCATATAGTTTAAAATCAATAAGACCATGATCAAGTGATATGATCTTACAATAAGTTTCAATAAAGTAGATCGGGTCGGCAGCACACTTCATGTACTCCTTGACTTGATCCTCAGTAAAAGGGATGTTGACACCAGCAGCCTTTAACTGACTATTGGCGTTGTAGTTCTTTGACATTAGAATTGAGCTTCCCAGTTCTCAGTCACTGGAGCAGTTGGAGAGTCAGCTGTTGCAGTATACTTATTGATAGGATCTGCACCTTCTTGTTGTGATACGTTCGCCTTAACAGTGGTGATGAGGCTTTGATCTTGTACTGGGCCATACATGCTAGTCTTGATAGTAAACGATAGTGTATGGACTACGAAGCGTCTCTCAGTAAATTGACCATCATAGTTATCTTCGACAGTTACGCTGTTTAATATGATCGGTATACGTTGTGTGATCTCTACACTCGGTAAAGCATTGATTGCTAAAGAGTATTCTGGATTAAACGTAGGTAAGATTTGCTCGATGATCTGCATCGCGTCTTCCTGCGTCTTTGTCAACACATACAGGTTGATGTTTATATTGTATGGCGTTGGAGATAATACAGACTTACGGATAGGGTTTGATGCAGTACTCTCGTCTGTACAATTAATCATCTGCATCTTATTGGTCTTACGTGAAGAGTCGTATGTATAACCAGTTATCTCAAATGATAGTCTTGGTAAAGATATGTAGGTATTATTTGTTAAGTTTGGGTCTTGCTCGATACGAAGCAGCCACTTCTCCTTAGGAGCATAGGCAAGCGGGACGGCAAGGGTTTGTACCACGTTACCGTTGTTGTCTTCTCGAGCTATCTTGATATCAGAGAATAAACGACCAAACGCAACGATCGTCTTTCGTATGGTACCATGATAGTATGTTAACCCATTAAGCATTATAAGGCCGCGATCCTTGCTTGAAAATCTTCAAAGCTTGTTGAAGCTGCAGTGATTGCTTGTAGTTCTGATAGTTGGATAGTAGCATCATAGACTTCTGTAAAGTTTTGGTTGATTTTACTAAAAGCCGTCCTTAATGCATCTCCTGTACCATCATTAGGGCTTGTACCGATGTTGATTACTTGTTGTGTCATAGTGAGTCTGCCTTTGTAGTTGTTGAGTCTGCAGTCTTAAGTGTAGTGTCTGCTTGTATTAAAGGAGGAGTATAGTAAGTTGATAGCTCACCAAATGGGTTAGCTTCACTAAATATGACCCCCTCAGCTTCATATTTAAACTTGTTATTATCACCATATGAGTAGTCTTGATGATCAAGGTTAGCGATGATTGCGTTAGCCGCAGCTAATGAACCTGAATCGTTTGATATCAAGTATACTGGTGGTGCATAGGTATAACCAGAACCAGGTTGTACGACTAATATCTTGACCACTTCACCTGTAGATTTGGGTTCATCACCAAGGTATGCTTGACCGTATGCTCTGTAACCAAAGAACTGCCATGATACAGTACCATCTACACCAACGCTTTGTGTCCATGTAGGAGCATCAACTCCGGTAACACCCGCGATGGTACATACGTATCTCCTATCATCTACGCACACTTCATCGTTGACTTTAACTGAAGCGAGTGGCTTCCAGTTATCTCCAACTTGAACTGTAGGAGGCACCACATAGTTATGCCCTTTGTTTGTGATCTTGAATCCTGTCACTGTACCGTTAGGAACTTTCTCTGTATCAAATGACTTGAGTGATTCAAAGTTATCGATCTCCTTGATACCAGTCTGCATATGTTCTGATGCATACTGGAATAACTCGACTTGTAACTTATATACGTATAGCTTACCTGCTTGATAGAACGGGTCTTGATGCTTAACGAACTTGATCTCAAACAAACCACCAGTTAGTGGAAAGTAGAGTAGATCACCCTCAGCAGGTCTGTTAGGTAGTATTGAAAGTCCATGCTGCCCAACGAAACGTTCCCAGGTTCGACGAGCGACAGTTAATGTAGCAGACTGTTCCATCATCAAACCAAACTTCTGTATGAATGCACCTTGACCTTCAAAGCCATCATGTGATTCAAGGTACATCTCGATAGCATAAGCGTTCTTAAACTTACTTAGCCTGTCTTCTCCAAGTATATCATCTTTACCCACGAGTGTACGTGGGATATAGTAGAAGTCTTGTCCAAATATAGATATAGACTCAACTATGATGTCCTCATATGTGAGCTGTTCGGAACGTGTTCCGTTAGAGAAGTAGACTGAGCGAGCCATACTATCCTAAAAAGAATTCCAACGGAGCAGCCTTATTCAGCATCTCATCTTCGAGGTCTTTGATCTCCGCTATAGCTTCTGAATATAGAGAAGCCCCATCAAGGATCACACCGCCTGGTAGTTGGATATTACCAAACTTCTTGATGTTTGTAGCCCATTGGCGTTTGAATAGTGCTGTAACGTAGTGACGGAACCAAGGTTCATTCCATACTTTACTGAAAGTTGCTGGGTCAAGAGCTCTGTAGCACTCAACAACGATGAAGTCACCGATAGTCAACGCAGAGTCCCAGTTAACATCAAGGCTTAACCTACCCATCATACGGTTAAACCTATATAGTGGATAGCCGTTTAGTTCTAGGTTAAGTAGAGAGATGTGTGACATAACAGTCTTATAGTAGATCAATGACGTTGAAGTCAAGTCATATAAGTCGTTAAGTCTTAGTTGATATTGTAAGTCAAATAAGTTCTTTGAGCTGGATGCTGCATTAAACGGGATGACTCTTGTGATACCATAGATGTAGTCTGGTAGCGGGAAGTAATGTAGGTCATATGTACCTAATACTGCTCCGTCTGCAGATATAACCGCTGTCGCTCCATTAGATCCGGTGATGGTCTCACCTACTATGAATGCTGGTAGAAGCTCTGAAGTAAATTGATTTTGAGATGTAGTACCATCATTTTGGCCTGCTATCGTCATGTTTTGACATACGATCTGTGTATCTACAGGATTACGACCATACTGCATGCATACCTTAGCTGTTGCACCAGATGTGCTTCCAGTGATCTTTGTACCTATGGGGAAATCAGTTTGTGTAGGAGTAGTGATGTTGATGATTGAGCCAGTGATCTGTGCTTTAAGATACATACGTTCTGCACCATCAAAGTGGTATTGGTTCCAATAGTCAAGAGCTTCATCGATACGCTCATTTAGTTGGACATCGTCCACGTTGATTTCAACTACTGGTTCGCCTAGAGCTCTAAGGCAATATTGAGTTAATTCTTCTCTGCTAGTAACGGCCATTATACACTTCCTAGTTTATTGTATTATTTATAACTATAAGGTATTTATAATGGAGTGTATAGAGTAATCATGATCCTGGATACGAAGGTTATATTTAGTAGGTGGTTCAAATATCTTATCAGTGTCTTCATACTTTGATATGACTACTGTATCCATCCAGATAATAAAGTCAGCATCAAATATGTCTCTACTTTCTTGTAATGGAGCTATAAAATCTACGATAGTATAGTCATCATCAACATTAGCTAAGTCGGCTAGTCTTTTGGCTTGTCTAATTCGTCCTTCATATGAGAAGTCCCAGTCTTGATATAGAGACCTTATCTTATCAGCATTTAACCATGTGACAGACTTTCCTTCTTGTTTAAGACTAGCCTCAAGTCTACCTGCAAGAGTAGTCTTACCAGATCCAGGAAGACCCATGATTAATATTTTAAACATATTGTTTTTCTATCTCAACGAACCTATTGTATAGCTCTTCACCAAGAACTTCCTTTGCAGGCTTTGATATCTTTTCTAGTTTAGGTCTAATAGTATGTAAACCTTCAAATCCCCAAGCTAATAAGTCATCATCGTTGGTGTCATTCTGGATATTATTAAAGTCGTACTCATGTTTTGGTAACTCTAAGAATTGTTCTATACGAGCGATCTCATGTTTAGGATCGTTAACTATATCATCGTACTTAACAACTATGATCTGATCTGGAACATCTTTCTTGATCTGTTGAGCACCTTCCATACAATCTTTAACCATATTAAACCACATCTCTGCCATCCGATTATCATCAGTTGCTGGATAACCTTTTAATATAAGGTTCTTATCAAAGTCTGATTTAGTTTGGTTTTTAATGATAGTTAACCAGCTTGCCATGATACTAGGAAGATCACGTTCCACTACAATAACCTTGATCTTTTCCCCGAATAAAGCATTGACTGTAGGCATGTTTTTAGCCCATCCACGACCTTTATCTATGATGATTGGTTCTGACCTATGCTGCCAAAATGCCGGTAATATCGCCTTAGTTAAGTTTCTTGCTTGTTCTTCAAAGTAGTTAGCTTTAACTGTTGGATCCTCTCTCCACGCTTCTTGCATCTTTACTGCTACGTTAAGCATAGGAGAAGTAGGAGTTACGTATATCGCTGGGTTTTGGTTAAGTATTGAAGATAAGACTGTTGAGCCAGATCTTGGCAATCCCGATAGAAAGTGTAATTTTTGTTTCATAATATAGACTTGATAGATGAGTGGATTAACTCTCTTTGTTCTGTATTTATAGATGCATTCCTGTATATGTCTATGAGCTGCGTGCTTATCTTCTTATACCAATCATCATCACGTTTATGATGGTCGACAAATAAACATGCAGCTGGTATATATTTGTCGATCTGATTACTATTTTTATAATGATAGAGAAGATACCAAAGGTTCCATGTATTAGTCGGGTTATCTCGATACTCGTCTTCCATCATCTTAACGTATAGTTCAGGTCTTTCTTTCTTTTGAAAGTCTTGATCATGTACTAAGAATATCTCATCAGCATATAGTTCATTCTCATTACGATCTTTATGTATCCAACTTAGGTGTTCATAGATGGGTTGGTTCCATGTGTAATCAGCTCTAAGGTGGATCTTGTTAGTAGCTATAAAGTTTGGTGGTCCGACACGAACAGTCTTAGAGTAGATGTCTAGTCTATCACACGCTATGTTTGTTATAGTAGGTACAGCAGCTATGATGATATCCATCTGTTCACGTGTATTGATAGAGAAGTACTCATCAAGGTCTGGAGATAAACACCAAGTAACCTCTTCAGGCACCATAGCAAGGTTATGTCTACGAGCAACATCAAACCTCCATGGAGTAAACGTCTTTTGTTCGATGATTAAGTTTGGATCTTTCTTAGCATACTCTTGTAGTAGTTCCCATGAACCATCAGTAGAACCAGTATCTAACAGGACTCTATAATCATAAGGCTGAGTATAGTACATCCATTTTTCAATGAACTTCTTTTCGTTCTTAAGTATAGTATATGCGGCTGTCTTAAACTTTTTCATTACCAAATTTTTCTCTTGCATGATCAATTAATGAAGGATGATGACCCTTACGACAATCAAACTGTCGACATGATATTGGTCTATAACTATATATAGAACATTTCCCATCTATAAACATACCACAACCGCCCTCTTTCTTACGATACAGTGTGACTATAGGCCCGACTTGTGAGTTGTCAGCTCTATGCTGGTCAGTGGGGTTAATGAAGCTTAAAGGGTATAATCCAGAAGCTATCTCTTCAGGTGTTAAGTATGGTGTTAACTTCTCACAACACAGTGAGCATGTACCACATGGCACATCTTCTATAGGCTCATCAGAACCTACTGAAGTTAAGTTGATGTTTATGATCTTATAACTATGCATCTTGTTTTATAAAGAATACTTGTGTTAATCGGCCATCTTGTAAGGTGTCTCCAAAATAATCATTCGACTTATGATACGTATTACCTGGATAAAGTACTAACCTATTGAAAACGTTTCCTATAACATCTATAGGTTCAAATAGATCTTGATATAGCTGCGTATTTTCTACCCTATTAATGGTCTTAAGCGTGTTATAACCTTCACCAGTTGACATATATGACTGCCATCTTTGTTCGTCTTTACACCTATAAAGTGATGTTCCTGAAGATACAGGCGCATCTGGATTAAGATACAGTATAGCGGCAAGATCCGTATCGTTGTCTTGATGAACCCAACTATCACCATCATCTTTTGTAGTTAGTTGAAAATACGATCGAATCGATACGTTAGTTAAGCCAAAGTGTTTATTAGCAAGACTAGCTATGTTTGTTAATACAGTGTTAGCATATATCTGGTCCAGATCCATCACGTGTTTCGTTCTTTTTCCTGGCCAATCAGTGTGTTTACCATACATCTCTGTAAATTCTTTAGAATCATAAAATTGTTGGTTGATCGCCCATGTCCTAACTTGATTAGGAAACATTATGAAGTTATCAATGATCATCACACTCATCTTAGTTCCTTTATTAATAAGTCTGCTACTTTAATATGCTCTTCCTTTGTCCAATATTCTTTATCAGTATCTTTTCCAGCGATACCTCTAGAAGCGTTTAGTAAGTTTGTACCTCTTAGTATATAGTTTGGTACATCTGTAAAAACATCATCATCACACTGATCACACCATACATCAAATGCTAACCATCTACATTCAGATTTATCTAGTATATTTTGGCAAGAAGTAAACATGACCTTAAACATCTCTTTATACCATGCTTCTGAATTAAACGGTCCATATGCACCCCACATAAATTGTTTTGCATATGGACATGTGGTTGAGTCCATAAGATGGTATGACATGCGCTTAGTCTTTATACCATCATCTTCATTCATGTCAGTTATCCTATAATGGATATCAGGATGACTTGGTATACTATCATAATCATCAGCTAACCCAAATTCAAACCTTGTAGGAGCTGTCCATCCTATCAACACGATATCGTCTTTTGTTAGGTTTAAAGACTGTAGTTTTCTAGCTATACGCCAGTTACTAGATGCTGGCAAAGAGAAGTCTGTAAGCGGTTGACCTAACTTATCAGCAAGCACTGATGGCCATATCAATCGTTTTTGTTCCTCATCGTTTATACTTGCATCTATATAGAAGTTCCAGCCCCATGTATAGCTATCACCAAAAGTATATATCATAGCATGTCTTTTAATTCTTTTAGAGGAGCGTTCCAGTTATCATACTCACGCTGTCTAAGTACGGTTAAGTTATCACCATACCATTTTGTGTGGTAGCCTAATTTTGCCCACGTATAATAAGTTAGTATAGGTATGATGACTATAGATTCTTTACCTATAGCTCCAGCCGCATGGATCAAAGATGTGCAACTCGATACGATGATATCCATCTGATTGATATAATCTAATGTATCGTCCCATGTCTTGATCTTGTCTTTCAATGGTATGACTCGTGGATGAGTAAAGTCCTCGTCTATATGAAAGGAGTATATCTCATAGTCTTCAGGTATAGAGTCGATCAGCTGTTCGAATGGTATGGTTCTATGTAAGTCTTGATCATACTTAGGATTTCCCATACACTTGATACCAATTCGTTTCTTGCGGTTATTTGGAAGTAGAGGTGCTTTGTTTAATGGAGTTAAGTATGGACCATACCATAGATCGTCTTCTTCTAGGTCTAAGTATGTGGGCGATGGCATAGAGTATGTCCATAGCCAATCATGCGGTATAGCATTGATGTTAGAAACAGTCTTGAAACCGTTCCTCTCAAATATAGCAGCGATATCTTTTCTATCAGTATACCATATAGGATTCATACCAACATCTTTAAAGTGTTTCATGAACCGTACTGATATGATCTCGTCACCTATACCGCCTTCTGCACAGAGGATTATAGTCTTTCCTGGCTGTGGAGTACCTTCCCATAGTTGACTCTTAGGAAATTTAAACTCGTGCCAGATATTCAACTTACGACCATCGAGTAACACATGACGAAGGCCTTCTTTAAACTTACCGTTCCTTAAGTCGTATGTTCCTAGGTTAAAGTTGACTCTAAAGTTAATATCTTGTGTATGTGGTTCTGTAAGTATCTTGCGAAGGATCTTTTCTCCTTCATCCTTCTTATCAAGCAAAAAGAAACACATGGCTTTGTCCATCTGGTTTGGATGGTCGTTGGGTTGTTCTTTCTCGTTAATACCCACATACGTTAATGCTTCTATGGGTTTATTTAAGTTGAGGTATGCTCTGATGATGTTGACTCGTGCATCAAACTTAGCGTGTGGAGTTTGTACTAATGCATAGATCCTTTCAGCAAGCTCTAACGTATCATTGAACTCTCGAATATCTGCATAAAGCTTCCCGATCTGATCGATCTCTTCTATCCGTTGAGCATAAGGCTTTAGTAGATCGAGGACGATCTTAGCTTTGTCAAACTGTTTGAGATGTATAAAAAACTCAGCTGTTGCTAGGGGATTCATTAGGTATCACGAAGTAGTTCACGAATATGTCACGCTTAATCTCTTGATGCACACTATGTATCTTGTAGTTATTATCTATAAGCCATTGATCAAAGTCTTCATAGTTTTGTTTGGATACTTCTATGAACATCTTTGGTCTACACCTATCGATAGTTTCTTTTAGACCAGCAAGAGCTACCATCTCCATGCGCTCTACGTCCATCTTAATAAAATTAACATCGATGTCTTTAAACAATGAATCACCTGTTACTACACGGACAGGTTCAAGAGCTAAATCATTCTCGCTGTCATATAGAGTAGGACTGATGGTCGCTGCACCTAAGTTGTCTTTACCATATATTAAATGTGGGTAACCAACGCACTCTCTATCTCCCAGTGCTAGTCCAATAAAATCTAAGTTGACGTTATGACAATAGTTCAGAGCTACGTTAGCAAGCAACAACCTATAGGAGCGTGGGACTGGTTCAACGACATAAATGGTCTTAGCGTCTGTGAACTTACTGAAGTAAACAGTATGATTACCGATGTTAGCACCAATGTCTATCAATACTGTATCAGCATCGATGTGCTGCTTCATGAACTCTAGTTCCTGTATCTCAAAGAACCTATTATTGACTAGATGAGATTGTATGATATCTTTTGGATTATCTAGTATCCATCTCATGTCTTTTTTGATTTCATAACTCATCGTGTACTCACCTTTTCTTTATTAACGTACCACTTGATATGGTACTCAACGACTACATTATTAAACGTCCTTGCTGTATAGTCACACTGTTCTTCAGTCATCTCTTTAAATCTTGGTAACCAATACTCGTCTAACACTGGTTGATAATCTAATACATACATGTCTACATTATATATGAACCCTATTGGTGTCTCAGTTCCACCCGCATCCATGTCTTTTTGGTTTCGTGTCTTAGAGAACATATCAAGGGTATGTGGATAGATAGGACGCCTGTGTGTGGGGTCTATGAGGAAAGTATCATGGTTGGGGTGTGGGACATGGACATCGATGATCGTGCCGTGCTTACATACTCGGTATAGCTCTTGTACGCAGTTGAAGAACCCTTGACCAAGGTGTTCTAGGATATGATGTGCTATGACTCCATCAATAGAGTCATCATCAAATGGGAGTCTTTCATTCTCGATATCGACAACAAAGTCTGGATTAGATCCAGCATCGATGTCTATATTCAAGTAACCAGGATATCGTTTAGTACCAGAACCAAGATTTATCTTCATCATTCACCTTTTATTTCATATTATATACCATATTATATATAATGTAAAATTATTTATGTGATGCTTGTTAACGCGGCCATATGACTATAAAATTTTCCAGATCCCACCGACTTCCAGTTAGTACCACCCGCGACAGTCTGGACTGGGCTGGATCTATGAGTTGTAGTATTATCACCTAGTGTACCATTACTGTTGTTACCCCAGGTCCATAATGTGCCATCTGTCTTGATGGCTGCTGAGTAATAAGCACCACATGCTACTAGTTTCCAGTTAGTACCACCAGCAACAGTCTGGATTGGACTGGATCTATGGACTAAAGTATTGTCACCTAGTGTACCATAGCCATAATAATTACCTCCCCAGAGCCATAATGTGCCATCTGTCTTGATGGCTGCTGTATGATAGGATCCACATGCTACTAGGTTCCAGTTAGTGCCACCTGCGACGGTCTGGATAGGACTAGATCTATGGACTTTAGTATTGTCACCTAGTTGACCAGCGTTATTATCACCCCAAAGCCATAAAGTACCATCAGTCTTAACAGCCGCTGTATAAGTTGATCCACACGCAACCTGTTTCCAATTAGTGCCACCAGCTACGGTTTGGATAGGACTAGATACAAGGGTTGTAGTATTGTTACCTAGTTGACCATAGCTACCAAGCCCCCATGTCCATAGCGTACCGTCTGTCTTAATGGCTGTTGTAAAATTGCTTCCAGCTGCGACTTGTTTCCAGATAGCTCCACCGGCTACTGTTTGAACCGGACTAGATTTACGAACACTCGTATTGTCACCCAGTTGACCAAAGGGGTTCTGTCCCCAAGTCCATAGTGTGCCATCAGTCTTGATGGCTGCTGTATATAAAGATCCACAAGCCACTTGTTTCCAGTTAGTGCCACCAGAAACAGTCTGGACAGGACTGGATCTATGGGTTATGGTATTGTCACCTAGTCCACCATAGCTGTTTTGTCCCCAAAGCCATAGTGTACCGTCTGTCTTGATGGATGATGTATGATATTGTCCACCTGCTACTAGTTTCCAAATAGTACTACCAGCAATAGTTTGGACTGGACTAGATCTAGGAGTTGTAGTATTGTCACCTAAAGTTCCAATGTTGAAGTTATATCCCCAAAGCCATAAACCCGCATCAGAGAACAAGTTGATGTTGACAAAGGCATCAGCGAAGTCTGCTGGATATCCGCCGTTATTAAACTTAAAGTTAGTTGGGTTCTTTGCCATCTTTTTCTCTTAACCTAAATGTTTGTATTAGTCCTGAGTCAAACGAATGAAACAGCCATGGTCTAAACATCACGCCTTGTCCTGGTTTTAATAAGTAGTTTATCGTTAAGTCCCATGCAAATAAATCTCTGTAAGGTAACTCATGCCCTTCTAATGCGTTCTTTGGACCTTTCAAGCTCTCGTATACGTTGAAGGTACTGTTATCAAGAGCTACAGCAAACACCCATTCATTTAGTGTATCAAAGCCCTCAAAGTGTATGAATAAGCTAGGATACCTAAACCTACCCGAGTATTCCTCTAACACTTCTACCTCTGCACCTAGTATAGCACTAAACTGTTCGTTGGCATCAGGCGCTATCAGGTAAAATTCTGGTATCTCCTTACCAAACTCTGACTCTTTGTACTGGAGATCTCGCACACAGTTATGCATCTGTGTCGCTTGGTCCTGATTAAAGAACCCGTCTATAGTAACGATCTTGACCAGAGGATGCATTACATGTCGTCCATCGAGTCATCACGGATGCATGCTGTATGATAGACTCCAGCTGTCACTAGTATCCAGTTAGTGCCACCTGAAACAGTCTGGATAGGACTGGATCTATGGACTATACTAGAACCATCACCTAGTTGACCTTGGCTGTTATGTCCCCAGGTCCATAGTGTACCATCTGTCTTGATGGCTGCTGTATGATAGAATCCACTCGCTACTTGTTTCCAGTTAGTACCACTAGCAATAGTCTGGACAGGACTGGATTTAGCGGCTGCAGTATTATCACCTAGTTGACCATAGGTGTTATATCCCCAGAGCCATAGTGTACCGTCAGTCTTGATGGATATTGTATAATACCGTCCACATGCCACCTGTTTCCAATTAGTACCACCGGCAACAGTCTGGATAGGACTGGATTTAGCGGCTGCAGTATTATCACCTAGTGCTCCATAGAAGTTATTTCCCCAGGTCCATAGTGTACCATCGGTCTTGATGCATGCTGTATGATAGGTTCCACCTGCCACCTGTTTCCAGTTAGTACCACCAGCAACAGTCTGGACAGGACTGGATTTAGGAACTGTAGTATTATCACCTAGTTGACCATAGGTGTTATATCCCCAGAGCCATAAGGTACCGTCTGTCTTGATGCATGCTGTATGATATTGTCCACCCGCCACTTGTTTCCAGTTAGTACCACCAGCAACAGTCTGGACAGGACTGGATTTAGCGGCTGCAGTATTATCACCTAGTGCACCAACGCCGTTATGTCCCCAGGTCCATAGGGTACCGTCTGTCTTGATGCATGCTGTATGATAGTAACCGCCCGCCACTTGTTTCCAGTTAGTACCACCAGCAATAGTCTGGATAGGACTGGATCTATGGACTATACTAGAACCATCACCTAGTTGACCATAGGCGTTCTGTCCCCAGGTCCATAGTGTACCATCGGTCTTGATGCATGCTGTATGACCGTAGCCACCCGCCACCTGTTTCCAGTTAGTACCACCAGCAACAGTCTGGACAGGACTGGATTTAGCGGCCGCAGTATTATCACCTAGTGCACCAAGGGAGTTAAATCCCCAGAGCCACAACCCAGCAAACCTGAAAGTATCGACTAGTTCAGGATACCTGTCTATGAGGTATGACTTCTCGACCAATGTTGACCCGATGTCAATACCGGCACTATTCTTATAGTTGGTGGTTAATCCCATGGTTTACTCGGTTATGTTGATACCAGCTAAGTCTTCTGAACTAGCACAAGCATCGATAGCTTGTAGCTTGGTGTATTCCCAGTCAAAAGATGATTGTACGTGTACTAACACTGTAGACAACACTGTCTGAACATCAGAAGGAGCCAATGTTACCCATGTCTCTCTGTCTTGTTTCCAGTTGATGTTATCGGTACTAGCTTGTGCGTTCATTAAGACAAGACGTGTAGCTCTGTCAGTACCGAAACTATAGTCAGTCCCGTTTAAGTTTACTGTAACACCGCTGTTTTCTTTGGTCCATCGTTCTGCTGCGACTCGGTCTTTTAGCATAGCCTTGGCTGCGTCTAATGGTAGAGGTTGTACAATGTAACTCATGATAGCTACGGTGTCTGTGAATTCCCAGAATGGACCATGTAACATCTCTATCGTGGGGTTGAACTCGGGATTCTCTGTACCTTGGACTGGTAGGATCTTGATGTTATCTGATACTGTGATAGGGTCTAAGTTATCATTAGTAGCAGGCAAAGTAGTATCTACCTCACACTCCTCTAAGATAGTGTTCTCAAACTTAAATCGGCTCCAACGCATCGGGCCTAAGATTACTGTGTTATCGTGAACTATTACAAACATTTTTATTTTCCTTTTTAACTTGATGGGTATAGTTTTCCTGCTTCGTAGAAGAATACGGCTGCTGTATACACTCCACCCGCCACCTGTTTCCAGTTAGTACCGCCAGCAATAGTCTGGATAGGACTGGATTTACTGACTAGAGTGTTGTCGCCTAGGTAACCTTGGGCGTTATTTCCCCAGATCCATAGTGTACCATCGGTCTTGATAGCTGCTGTAGCACCAAGATTAGCCACCTGTTTCCAGTTAGTACCACCAGCAACAGTTTGCACAGGACTGGATTTATCGACTACAGTATTGTCACCTAGTTGACCAACGATGTTATATCCCCAGATCCATAGTGTACCGTCCGTCTTGATAGCTGCTATATTATAGCCTCCACCTGCCAACTGTTTCCAGTTAGTACCACTAGCAACAGTCTGGACAGGACTGGATTT